CCCGAGCGTATGGACCTTCCCGACGCGGACCTGGACTTCATGTCCTCCCGCCGTCACGAAGTCATCGAGTACATGCAGAAGCGCTTCGGCGAAGACAAGGTGGCCGGCATCTCCAACTACGGGACGATGGCCTCTGCGTCTGCGGTGCGTGACACCGGCCGGGTGTTCGACCTGGAAGCGTTCAAGCTGACCGCCACCAAGCTGGTCCCGAAGGAGCACGGTCAGCCCGTGAGCCTGACCGAAGCTGCCGCCAAGGTGCCCGAAATCGAGCAGTTCAGCCACGATCATCCGGTCGTCTGGTCGCATGCCCTGGTCTTCGAAGGCAACATGCGCTCGCTGGGCCAGCACGCTGCCGGTGTCGTGATCGCTCGCGATCCCCTGGTGACCCGGGCGGTCGTGGAGACGCGCACCGAAATGCCCGTGGTGTCCTGGGACAAGCGGGTGGTCGAGGACTTCGGCCTGGTGAAGCTCGACATCCTGGGCCTGTCGACCCTCGACGTGCTCGGCATCGCCAAGAAGTACATCAAGGATCGCCACGGGAAGGACATCGACTACCTGCGTCTGCCCCTGGAGGAAGACGACATCATGGAAGCGTTCGGGCGTGGTGACACGACCGGCGTCTTCCAGTTCGAGTCGCCCGGCATGCGTGAGCTGCTGCGCAACCTCGCCAAGGGCGGGAAGCTGACCTTTCTGGACATCGCCGCCGCGAACGCCCTGTACCGCCCGGGACCGATGGACTCGGGGCTGCTGGACGACTTCGTGCAGATCAAGCAGGGTCACCGCCTCCCGAGCTACGACCATGCCCTGATGGAGCCGGCGCTGAAGGACACCTACGGCGTCATCGTCTACCAGGAACAGGTCATGCAGGTGGCCGTCGATCTTGCGGGCTTCACCCGGGCAGAAGCGGACCACCTTCGCAAAGCCATGGGCAAGAAGGACAAGGACAAGATGGCCGAGCTGCGGAACAAGTGGGTCGAAGGCTGCAAGAAGACTGCGGGCCTGAGCGACGCCCTCGCCGGCAACCTGTTCGACAAGATCGAGGCGTTCGCGGGCTACGGCTTCAACCGCTCCCACGCGGTCGAGTATTCCGTCATCGGTTACTGGACCATGTGGCTGCGTGTGCGCTACCCGGCCGAATACTTCGCTGCGTGCATGTCCATCGTCAAGGAAGACAAGCTGCCCGGCCTGGTCAAGGACGCGCGGGAGTACGGGATCGAGGTCCTGCCGCCCGACATCAACGTCTCCACCGACCGGTTCATCATCACGACGGACAAGACCATCGTGGCGCCGTTCAACTCGGTCCTGGGGTGCTCTGACACCATCGCCGGCAAGATCGTGGAGCTGCGGTCCAAGCAACCGGGCGGGAAGTTCGCGAGCGCTGACGCATTCAAGACCGCATCGGGGGAGAAGGGCACCAAGGTCAATTCCAGGGTCGTAGAGCGTCTAGAAGCGGTCGGGGCGCTCGCGGGCGTTGACCCTGACCCCAAGGGTCTACCAGCGCGTCACCCTGACCGCCGCAAGGCCCAGACCGAGCTGATGCCGGGCTTGATCATCGACGTGGTGAAGGCTGACCGCTACACCGACATGACCGATGGCTTCGGCAAGACCAAGATCATCCACCTGGTGCAGGACTACTCCAAGTGCGAGGGCTGCTCCCTGAAGGACAACCCGCACCCTGCGGTCCGCATCCCGCGCTCCAAGGTGAAGTTCATGGTCGTCAGCGACTCCCCGTCCTGGGAAGAAGAGAAGGACGGAAAGCTGCTGGTCGGTCAGAACGCCGACTACGTGAAGGCCGCGATCCACGAGGTCGGGCTGGTTGTCGGGGAAGGCTACTACACGACCCTGGTCAAGAGTCGCAAGCCCTCGGGTGAGAAGTTCCTGACCAACGAGCAGATCAACGGCTGCAAGAAGTTCCTCGAACAGGAGCTGGACTTGATCAAGCCGGCCGTGATCATCGCCATGGGGTCCGCATCGATCCGCTATTTCGCCCCGGACGTGAAGGGTGGGGTGGGCGACCTGGCGGGCAAGGCGATCTACGACCCGAAGCGCGAGGCGACCATCGTGTACGGATTCAACCCCGCCATGATCTATCACAACCCGTCGATGCTGGACACCTTGAAGGATGTTTTCGCAAAGGCTGCTGAGTGTTTGCTATAGTCTGAAGATAAGTCACCAGTGACAACAAGGAGCCCTATGGCACAGACCGAGATTCAAACGACCGAGGACGAACTGACCGCCCTCATGAATGACCTGGACGCAATGCTGGCCGATGCCAGCCCCAAGGAAGAAAGCAATGAGTACGCCGTCGCCAGCCCCGCTGCCGCCGAACTCCCGACGACCGCCCCCGAAGCCGCTGAAGTTCCCGTGGCAGCAGTTCCCGAACCGGAACAGCCCGCTGCACTGAGCGAAGAGACGCCGCCCTGGGAAGAGTCGGGCGCTCTCGAAGGCATGTCGGAGACGGTGATCGCACCCCTGTCGGAAGAGGTCATCATCCCGGAAGCGTCCATCCCGCCGATCCCCGAGCTTGGCTCGAAGCCCGTCACGGTCTACGCCACCAAGGTCGAGAAGAAGGAGGGCCTGGACTTCTACATCGACGTGGCTCAGTTCCAGCGCGACTCCCATGTGAGCGAGCTGAACCTTGACGAAGCCATGATGCAGCACACCGGCATGCGCGCCTTCTACGGTGCCCAGGCTGCGTACGCTGAAGCCCAAGCAGCCAAGGTGAAGGCTCAGTTCGAGGTCATCGAGGCGAGCCTCTTCGACAAGCACCGCAAGGCCCTCGTTGCTGCTGGCGAGAAGGCGACCGAAGCGGTGGTCGATGCTGCGGTCAAGCGCGATCCCATGTGGCTGAAGGCCAAGACGAAGGTCATCGAGGCGCAGACCATCGCGGAGGTCAACAAGGGCCTGTCGTGGGCGCTCAGCGACCGCCGCGACATGCTGATCCAGCTCGGTGCGGATCGCCGCGAAGAGTTCAAGGGTGCTGTGCGTGTGACGCAACAGCAGGATGCCAACGCTGCCCTTGGTGATCGCGCCAAGAGCATCGGTCAACGTCTGCAAAGGGGATAAACATGAAACAACGGAGCTTCCGTAAATGGGTCGGCTTCACGCTGATCGAAGTGATGGTCGCCGTGATCATCGGTGCCGTCTGTGTGTCGCTCGTCTACGGGGCTCTGCAAGGCGACATGAAGGGTACCGTGTGGGGTCAGCCCACCGTGAAGTGCCTCGACGGCAAGAAATTCCTGGTGGCTCCCGGCACGATGTATTCGACCGACCGGGTGACCCAGATCATTGGACAGGATGGCAATCCGGAAGTTTGCAACTAAGGCGATCCTAGTAAGTCATCCGTGAGTATGCTATAATGGGAGTGTGGTGCTACCACAACCATTTAACCTCCAAACCATTCAAAAGGAAACATCAACATGACACTCGACCTCGCTGCAATGAAGGCCAAGCTTGCCCAGACCAAGGCCGGTCTGAAGCGTGCTGGCACCACGATCAAGCCCAAGCCGGGCAAGAACGATTACGTGGTCCTCCCGCCGTGGACCATGGAGGGTGACTACGCCGGACAGTGGCACCACAACTTCGGCACCCACTTCATTCGGGACGAAGCGGATCAGCTCCAGGCGACCTACATCTGCGTCAACCGGACGCACGACAAGCCCTGCGATGTCTGCAACACCATGGCCGAAGCCCAGCGCACGGTCGGTGCTGCCAACCCGCAGCTCGCCGAGCTGATCAAGAAGGCATACGCTGCGCAGCAGTTCCTTGTCTGTGTGCTCCCGCTCAACGGCGAGAATCCCGACACCCCGCAGGTCCTGACGCTCGGTCGTACGGCGTTCGAACAGCTCACGAGCATCGTGGATGACTGGATGGAGTCGGTGTTCGATCCGACCAGCCCGCAGATCATCACCATCGAGCGGACCGGCACGACGGCGAAGGACACTCGCTACATGGTGTCGGTGGCCCCGAAGAAGCACTCCTTCAAGAAGAAGGTGGAGCCGATCAACCTGGCCGAGTTTGTCAAGCAGGAAAGCGAAGCTGCCCAGAAGAAGGCTGTGCTTGCCCTGCGGTCGGTCGCTGGCGCTTCGGGTGCCCCGCGCCTGGCTGCTCCGTCGAGCCCGAACGTCCCGAGCACGGTTGCCGAGTTCGATGACGTGCCGGACTTCAAGACGGTGACTCCCCCGACTGCGCCGCAGAACGCAGCTCCGGAAGCGGCGGGTACCCCCTCGCTGACGGAAGACCTCGACGCGATGCTCGCTTCGCTCGACGCCTAACTCATAGGCACTTAGGGGCTAGCTCTCGGCGTGGGGCTAGCCCCCTTTTCATTGGAGAAGTTGTGTCTGAAATTTGGAAAGCCGTCGTCGGTTATGAGGGCTTCTATGAGATTTCGTCCAGCGGGCAAGTTCGCTCTGTGCCGCGAGTAGATAGTCGCGGCCATTCTCGCGGTGGTCATTTGATGATCACTAAGCGGAACAAGCGGACCGGTTACCTGGATGTCAAGCTGTGCAGGGACGGAAAGTCCAAGCGAATCAAGGTTCATGTTCTTGTCGCTACGGCTTTCCGTGGGCCAAAACCAAGTGATGATCACGAAGTCAGGCATCTGGACGGCGACCAGTTGAACAACGAAGGCTCGAATCTCGAATGGGGTACGAGAAAGCAAAATGCTGCCGACCGACTGACGCACGGTATGACTGCCAGGGGCGAACGTAACGGTGGCGGCGGAAAGCTAAATGAGAGCGATGTGATTGCCATCAAGGCGAAGATCGCCGCCAAAGAGCTGCCGCAAACCATCG